CAAGAAAGTAACATGGGACCAAGAGCTTCTTCGTGAGGCTTTGTCTAAACTATCTGATGAGGACGCAAGGCATTATGGCAAGCTTACCTTTGCCGTTGAGGAACGTAAGTTCACAGCCGCACCTCCTACAATAAAGCGGATATTAGAAGATTGCCGCACCACAGAAGTTGGTAGCTTCAAAGTAGAATTGGATACATAAGATGGCATTACAAATCATCTCAGCAGATCAGCGTATGGCTGAAAAGAAAGGCCACAAGATTGTAGTCTGTGGCGCAAGCGGTGTGGGTAAAACCACACTGGCTCGCACTCTAAACCCAGCGACAACTTTGTTTATGGATTTAGAAGCTGGTGACGCGGCTATCGAAGGTCACCCTATTGATGTCGTTCGTCCTCGTACATGGGCAGATTGCCGTGACCTCGCTTGCTTCTTAGGCGGAGCAAATCCATCCTTGGCTGAAGATCAGCCATACAGCGAATCACATTACAATTATGTAGCGCAGATGTATGGCGATGGCTCAGAGGTATGGCAGAAGTACGATACTCTGTTTGTGGACTCGATTACCGTAGCAGGGCGTTTGTGCTTCCAGTGGTGCTTACAACAGCCAGAAGTACGCTCTGATCGCTCTGGTAAGTTAGACACTCGTGCCGCATACGGTTTGCATGGTCGTGAAATGATGTCGTGGCTTACACACATCCAGCACATCCGCGCTAAGAACGTAATCTTTGTTGGCATCTTGGATGAGGTCACTGACGATTATGGCCGCAAGCAATACAATATGCAGATCGAAGGCGCAAAGACTGGTCGTGAATTGCCCGGTATTGTAGACGAAGTAATCACAATGGCCGTCCTGACAGGTGATCATGGGCAATATCGTGCCTTTGTATGTCAACCTCTGAACGAATGGGGCTATCCAGCCAAAGACCGTTCTGGCAGACTTGATGTCCTAGAGGAGCCTCATCTTGGAAAGTTAATTGAAAAGATGACTGCTGGCCCTAACAAAACCGACAAGGAATTGATCTTTGTCGATCCTACAACTCAAACTTCTAGCGAAGGAGAAGCATAATGCTTAATTTTAATAACGTACCCGAAGATGCAAACCCGCAAAACCAAGAGTTCTCTCTTATCCCAGTAGGCACAATAGTACGCGCCGTGTTGCTTGTTCAGCAAGGGGACGTAGAAGTTCCTGAGTTTGGTCAAGGCCAATGGTTTAAGAAATCAGCAAGCACATCTGCTAAGTGGATGAACCTAGAGTTTACCATTATCGGTGGTGAATTTGATCGCCGCAAGTTCTGGCACAGCGTCTTTATTGATGGTGATAAGCTAGGCCCAAGTGGTATGCCTCTCGCAAAAGAGATTGGTCTTCGCACGCTGAAGTCAATCGTGGAAAGCGCACGCAACATTGATCCTGCTGATATGTCTCCACAGGCACAACAAAATCGTAACATCAGTGGAATGATGGACTTGAATGGCATGGAGCTTTGTGTGAAAGTTGGTGTTAAGAAGGGTACGAACGGTTATAAAGACAATAACCAATTGATGGCTGCTCTTACGCCAAATAATAGCGAATTCTTGCCCCAAGGCAGTATTCCAATGCAGACTACTCCTGCGGCTGGAATGCAACAAGGACAGCAGCAAACGGCTCCACAGCCATCTGGTGCAGTACCTTCTTGGGCGCAACAATAATCTAGCGGCAGGGCCATTCCGCGCCTGCTAGAACACGGATAGGGGGGCCGTGGCCGCTAACCCCCCAACACACTCTATTCTAGCAAATAGGAGAAATCACATGCGCCCAACGTATGAGACAAGTGAAGACTTACTTAATGAGAAAGATGTCATTGAAAAGTTTTGTGGAAATTGGATAAATTTAAGCTTTGCAAAATTGCCTAAGCAATATCACCTTGATTATTGTTTAATGATGGGAGATTCGGTTACAGGGTTCTGTGAAGTAAAAGTCCGAAAAAACAACCACAATAGATACAGTACTTACATCCTCTCTGTTGCCAAAGTTTCAGCCGCTAAAAATCTGCAAGACGCATGTGGCTTATCTAGTGTTCTTGTCGTCAAGTGGACAGATAAAATAGGCTACGCATCATTTAAATATGATTGGCCTGTATTTGTCGGTGGACGTAAAGATCGCGGTGATTGGCAAGACGTAGAACCTGTTGCTCACATCCCCCTATCAGATTTTAAGTATTTGGATTAAGCTATGCTATTACGTCCTTACCAAAAGGTAGCCGTTTCTGACGCCTGTAAAGCCTTAGACAAACACGGTAATACCCTAGTTGTCGCTCCTACGGGTGCTGGCAAAACGATCATGCTCTCTGCTCTGGTTGGAGAACGTCACAAGAAAGGCAAGCGTATTCTTGTCATTCAGCATCGTGACGAGCTAGTCAAACAGAACAAAGAGAAGTTCGAGAAGGTTAATCCTTACATCACAACAAGCATCGTAAACGGAACAGTCAAGCACTGGGATGGCGATGCTGTGTTCTCAATGATCCAAACAATGTCACGCGATAGAAACCTACGGGATCGTCCGTTGTTTGACATGGTTGTAATTGACGAGGGCCATCATGCGGCGGCTGACACTTATCGCAAGGTTATTAATGCAGTCAGAGAAGACAACGACGAAGCTGAGATCGTAGGCTTTACCGCAACGCCTAACCGTGGAGATGGCAAAGGTTTGCGCAGTGTATTCAATAATTGCGCACACCAGATTGAATTGGCGACTTTAATCCGTGAAGGCTTTTTAGTTCGCCCAACGTCCTACGTTGTTGACCTTGGACTTAAAAATCAACTCGACAATGTTACACGCCGTGGCAAAGAATATGACATGGAAGAGGTTGCGGCCATTATGGATCGCCGCGTTATCAATGAACGCATCGTAGAAGAATGGAAAGAGAAGGCAGGGGATCGCAAGACCGTTGTGTTCTGCTCTACAGTCCTACACGCTGAACACGTTTGTGAGGCTTTCCTACGCGCTGGCGTCCGAGCCAATTTCGTAATTGGAGAAACGCCAAAAGACGAACGCGCTGAGATGTTGCACGATCTTGAGTTTGGTGACACGCAGGTCATTGTGAATGTTATGGTGCTGACAGAAGGATTTGATGCTCCGCCTGTATCCTGTATAATTCTAACTAGACCATGCTCACAAAAAGGCACAATGGTGCAGATGATTGGGCGTGGTTTGCGCATTCTTGATCCTGAGTTATACCCAAATACGATTAAGACCGATTGCGTTGTCATGGACTTTGGCACATCTATACTTACTCATGGAGCTTTAGATGAAACTGCAAACCTAGATGGAAGACCCAAAGACCCGGACGCCGAAGCGCCAACAAAAAAATGTCCAGAATGTGATAGCGAAGTTCCTTTAAATATTCGCGTATGTCCAATCTGTGAATATGAGTTCCAAAATAAAATCAAAGAAGAATTAGATAGCTTCGTTATGACTGAGTATGACCTGATGCAGATGTCTCCGTTTATGTGGATTGATGCGTTTGGAAATGGAAACGCTATGATGGCTATGGGCTTCAGTGGGTTTACTTTGGTAGGTAATATCGGAGAATACTGGATAGCCATCGTCAAGGCTCAGAATGGGCGTCCTAGAGTGGTTTCTATCGGTGATAAAGTACAAGCTATGGCAGCAGGTGATGATTTTCTCCGTGAGATTGAAGATAGCAACGCGGCTAACAAAAGTAAGCGTTGGTTAAATCAAGCGGCTACTGACAAGCAAAAGGATCATTTGCGTAGAAACGGCGTACAAATTAGCGCGATTGATTTCTCTTGGACTAAGTATAAGGCAGGATGTTGTTTGAGCTACTATTGGAATAAACAAAAGATTGATAAGATAATTTTCGAAAGAATAAAGCTGATGGAGATACAAGATGAATAGAAGCGAAATACTAAACACAGCTAAATTATACGTCACAAAAGACCGCGCATCTGATCATGGTGATATGGAAAGCAATTTTACTATGATTGCAGAATTATGGTCAATTTACTTAGGTGTAATTGTAAAGCCACATGACGTAGGTGTTATGATGAACCTCCTAAAAGTGGCACGCATTAAGTCTAACCCTAAACACTCTGACAACTGGGTGGATGGTGCAGGTTATATGGCATGTGGTGGTGAATTAGCCACACGGGAGTTATGATGCCAAGATTCGAAATGTATCTTATGCTTGCGCAGAAAAAAGAAGGTAACATTGAAACTTCTGAGTATGAAATAGTGTGCTGGGTCGATGACTCAAGCAACTTAAAAGAAATCCAATCAGTGGCTAATGAAGTGATTAATGATCACATAGAACGCGCTGAAAACCTTTTGCTGTTCGGGACTGCAAGCGTAAGGGTAAAGGGCAATGAAGTCTTAACTATTGGTTTTAGAAACAGTGAAGCAGATTCCGAAGAAATAGACGAAGCTATAGATTTGTTCGGTTTGCATGAAGGGGAGACGATACATTGACAGCAGCAAGTAACGCGCCATCCGCGCAAAAGCCACTAAAAGAGTTGGCATTTATATTAAGTAAATTTGGTTGGAATAAAAGGTTTTGCGATCTTACAGAAGAAGAAGTTCACACACTAATATTTGCCATACAAGAATCAACACCGCTAGATAAGGAGATTAAAATTGGGACACTCGAAGAAACCTACTATAAGTCAACAGGCACTTGGCCTTCTACTTCAATCCCATTCTAATGAAAATCCTATCGCAAATAATATTAAAGAAGCTGTAGATAATGCTATTGTAGCTAATGAAAGCAAGCGAGAACGCCGTTCTTATATCGGTGCGTCAAGCATTGGTGATGAGTGTCAGCGCAAGATACAGTATAGATATTTAAATTATACGATTGATGAAGACAAAGCATTTACTGCAAGAACTTTGCGTATATTCCAGTTCGGTCACGAGATTGAAGATTACGCGTCTAAATGGATAAAAGATGCAGGGTTTGATCTGCGAACTGAGCAGTCAGATGGTAAGCAGTTTGGATTTTCTATAGCTGATGGCGAAATAAAAGGTCACATAGATGGTGTTGTATGTGATGGTCCAGTTGCAATGGGCTATCCTTCCTTATGGGAATGTAAGTCAGCAAACGACAATAAGTTTAAGGCTTTTGTTCGTCATGGCGTTGCTAAAGCAAACCCAGTATATGCTACACAACTTGCGCTTTATCAAACATATATGGAGCTTCACGAAAACCCAGCTTTGTTTACTGTGGTGAATAAAAACACTTCAGAAGTTTATTACGAACTTGTTCCATATGATAAAAAATTAGCTCAACAGGCAAGCGACAAGGCAGTGAACATATTGACTGCCGCGAAAGCAGGTGACATTCTGCCTCGTATTGCTCATAGCAAAGACTTTTTTCTTTGTAAGTTTTGTGAGTTTACAGAAACTTGCTGGGGAGCTAATCAATGAATATAATGAGTTTTGGCAAGTCACCAAGGGATGTGGCGGAACGTATTTCTAAGGAAGTACCTCGTAGTATACAGCTACAGACGCTTATAGATACATATCCACAAGGTGTTCAAAGGGGTAAAGAATTCTATATAGGATCACTGCGCGGCGAAGCTGGCAGGTCTATGGTTATTAATATAGATCAAAGTAGTCCGTGGTTTCTTACAGGTAAAGACTTTGAATCTGGTGATGGCATTGGTGGTATCTGTAAGGTTTTAAAAGAAGGTAGAGGCTATACTTTAAAAGAGTGCTTCGATCTATTTGAGGTCTATGTGCAGCCTGACTATGTAGCTCCACCTGATAACATTGTTAAGCCGAACAATCCGTCTAACTTTGCTGTTACAACTGCTCAAAGTGGATTCTCAAAACCCGAACAAAAGAAAAACATTAACCCAAGCACAGATTTTGAGGACGAATATAACTATACTGATGAGAATGGTGTAGTCATTGTGTCTGTAAGAAAATACTTTGAGCGTGACTTAACTGGAGAAATTATCCGGGATGATTTGGGTAAGCCTAAAAAGCAGTTCCGTCAATTCATGGAAGGTCGCCAAGGTATTCCAGAACCCAGACCATTATATAATATTCCGAACATTTTAGGTTCAGATAAAGTTATATGGGTAGAAGGCGAAAAGTGCGCAGATGCTTTGAATGCTATTGGATACAATGCAACATGCACCATAGGTGGTGCTGGTATGTTGTCAGAAAACACATCACACAAGTTTGATTTCTCTCCTATGAAGGGCAAGAATGTAATTCTATGGCCTGATAATGATGATGCTGGCAAGAAGCTTGCCGCACTTGTAGAAAAAAACGTTAAGCTTGCTGGTGCAAAAACAGTTATGATGCTTAAAATACCATCAACCAAGCCAGAGAAGTGGGACGCTGCTGATGCTATAGATGAAGAATTTAACATTACAAAGATGTTAAGGAAGAATGAGCGAAGCGTAAAGAAACCAATCAATCTGCTTGATGAAAGCCTTTTGATTAATGAATACTTTGTTGGCTCCGCTCCAACACAAAGCTTTTTAATCGGTGATACTATACCTCTTGGAGTTCCATGTGTATTTGCCGCCGCTGGTGATAGTGGTAAAGGCATGATGACGCTAGACTTAGCAATGAAAGTTGCATCTGGAACGTCTATGCAAAGTGCGTTTGGGGGTTTAGTTGCGCAACATGGCGATGTAATTCTAATTACTGCGGAAGATGATAAAGACGAGATGCACAGACGTATTGCGCGACTTGATCCTAAAAAATCTCGCGAAACATATAGCCACAAACTTCGCATATTGCCATTGCCAAACCTTGGTGGTGTGTTTCCAATCATGCAGAAGTTTGACAATACATATTTGATGGGTGATGAATTCTCTCGAATTTATGATCAGATGTTAGAGATGGAAACATTAAAGCTAATCGTAATTGACCCTATGGCCTCGTTTGTTCACGCAGATGTAAACGCTGATCCTGCGGCTGGAGCTGCATTTATGAGTTTACTTGCGCAG